TTTTAAGGGTTCTACAATATTCTCGATCAGGATACGGGTGGCATGTTCGGTATTGTCAATCCGTACCGTCTCGGCTTCGGCGGTAGCCTTCTCCGCTTTCGCCCTCGCTTCCCTGACCGTTGATTTCAGGGTGATGATGGCTATTATCGTGGCTACCAGACCACCGCCCAGCACCAGATTCATGACAGCACTGAAGTCCATACGCACACTGGTCTTTCAGGTCAAAGCCTATTTACCGGCATCCTTACCCGCAAACAGTCCGATGAGCCACTGGACAAATCCCGTATCGGCAACACCATTGGACACAAGGGACGCACCGAACCCGTAACACAACGCGATATACCACGTGGCATCAGCGACAAAGCCCGCATCCAGCCACCATAAAAGCATGGCGGCCACAATGCCCACACACCAGCTGACAATCTGTGTCGCCAAGCCCTGCATTTTTGGAAACAGAGCCTTGATCCCTTCCGTGAGCAACACCACGCCACCGACAAAACCGGCAAAGGTGGTGATCATCGCGCTATAATCGACTTCCGGTACTGTACCGGTCTGGGCAAAAGTTGCTGACACGAATCCGAGTATCAGCACAAAGAATAAAAGAAATCTTTTCATGTTGTTGTTGATTTATTGAGTTATACCTATTTGTTTAAGCCATCTCTGTACATCAAAACTGGGGCAGGCTTTGGCCGCCAGTTCATTGTGACCGACGATTCTCACATCGGGAAAACGACGATGGAAATCCTTCACGTACTTCTCAAGCGCCTTTTTCTGCCAGGAGGTACGGGTGTCCGCAGGCGTTTTACCATCCTTTGCACACCCGCCGGCATAGACGATATGGCGGCTCACGGAATTGTAACCGGCCACGCCGTTGGTCACTTCCCACGGGTCCACATTCGCGTCCTCGTTATTGTTCACCAGGCGTTCCACTCCGCCGTTCAGATGGAACAGGTCGGTATATCCGACCTGCTTCCAGCCGCGGCCGCCCTTTGAGACGGGGTTCGTATGCCAGGCGCGAATCTCCGCACCGCTTACCTCACGCCCTTCAGGAGTGGCCGTGCAATGGATGACAAGATACTTCAGCTTTCCCATCACTCACCGCCTTCCTCTTCATCAACGGCCGCCTGGGACAGTGCTATCTCCACCTTCTTCTCCGGATCGGCGTCCAGGCCCAGTACAAGTGTGCCGGATACCGCCTTGCCGCTACTGTTCACACCGGCGGTGACCGTCAGAGAGCCATCGGTACCGACTGCCGTGAAACCGGCAGGAATGGAAACCACGCTGTAATCACCGGAGGCAGTGACCTTCACCTCCTTGCTCTCACCGGCGGCCTTGAAAGAAAGAGCGGCCGGATCGGCAGAAATGCTGCGTTCCACTACCTTGAACACCGGAGTCTCACGGGTGTCAAGCACCACGAACTCCTCGCCGAAGGCGATTTCCGTGTCGGCCTTCATAAGCAGCTTGAAGAAGTACAGCTCGCTGGAGTTCATCCACTTGTCAATCTGGATCACCTCCTCATCGTCCTGGAGGTTCACACCGGCAAAAAGGTTGCCGTCAGCGCTCATCGAGCAGAGCGTGGCTACGATAAGGCCATCAGGCCAGGAATTCAGCGTCTCGATGGTGATACCCTTGTAACGCTTCTTGTTGATGTCCGTCTCGCTCGTGTTCTTGTACTCGCGTTCGGTCAGCTCGTCATCGTACTTGTCGAAGTCGTCAATACTCATCAGGATACGCAGGTTCGGATTCTCACGCAGGGCTTTTGGAATAGCCTTGCGGACAGCCTTCAACTTGCCGATCATGGAAGTATCGGAAGGAGCCGGAACCACGATCACATCCGGATCTTTAGCCGCCTGGGTCAGGATACCGTTGAAAAGGTGGTCGTCGTCCGAACCGAACTCGCCGTTCAGGTAATGCCAGCCCAGCTCGAACTTCACACTCTTGCTAAGTTCATCCAGAAGCGTGTTCTGCGCTTCGGGGGGAAGTTCGGCAAACACGAGGTTGCCCTTCGGCTGCCACTTGCGCCAAACATGCTCGAAGGCACGGGGATTGAAAGTCGTGAACGCCATGAAGTCCTCCGGATCCAGTGATTTCTCCGAGTAATTGAAATTGCCTTTCGAGTCTTCCAAAGTCGGGTTCTCCTTACGCTTCTGGAGCATCTTGCCCGTCTTGATACGCGGCAGGCTGATTTTTTTCTCCACACCGGGGATCACCATGATCAGACCTTTTTCTACAAGGTCATTCCCGGTGGTGGCCAGGACCAGTATTTTCTCCAGTACCTCGCCGTTGTAATTCGTGTTTCTTACTACTATTGCCATGGCAAATGTTTTTATTTATGGTTCAACTTGTCCTTAATCTCGCTCATGCGCTTGTTCCAGGGGCTTTCACCCGTCGGATTCACACGAAGGTCGGTCATGACACTACGTTTGGGGGAAAGCTTCTCCAATGCCTTTTCCCCGTTCTCCCGGTCTTTTGCCAGAAGGTTCTCATAGATGGGGCGGGTGGCGGCATCGATACGGCCGTCCTGTTCCGCATCATCAAGCAGTTTCTTACGCGCGGCAGCGTCATCCGCATCCGCCTTGTCCTGGAACACCTTCAGTTCGCCCTTCAGGCGGGTGACCTCGGCATCAAGGGCCGGGACTTTGCCAGCCTCCGTTTCCAGCAGTCCGATTTCACGCAGGAAATCGTCATCCGTCGCACAGTTCTTGAACCGCGGACGTCTCTTGAGTTCGTCTAAATTCATGCTATTCTCGTTTTGTGGCTTGTGCAGCCGGTTATTGAATATTTGAAATACTTGTTCGGGGGTACTGTCCTCCGGTACCGGGTCAGCGTCATAAATACCGTCGATAAGCCCCAGCGCCAGCGCCTCGTCGGCACGCAGCCAGTGATCCTTGCCGTCAAAATACATCGCGCGGATTTCCTCCTTGTCCTTGCCCATACGGGTGGCATACATCTCGCAAAGGGTATCCTCAAGCGCCTCGATCTCACGGATGCAGTCCTTCATCTCATCCTTGTTGCCGTAACAGCCGCCCTGGACACTGTGAAGCATCAGACGGGCATAACGGCTCATCTGCACGGGCTTGCCGCAAAGGGCGATGACGGAGGCCATGCTGGCGGCGATGCCGTCTACGTAGATGGTAATGTCGGCCTTGCTGTTCTTCAAGGCATTGAAAATGGCGATGCCCGAATAAACCTCGCCGCCGTTGCTGTTGATACGCACGTCCACCTTCCCGGTCAGGGCTTCCGCTTCCAGAAGTTCACGGGCAATATCACCGCTGCGCACGTTATCATCGTACTCACCGATGTCACCGTAAAGAAGGATGCAACAGGCATCGGTTCCGGGTATCATATTGAAAAATCTACTCATGTCACTATCGTTTTGGCAGGTCCTTCCCTGCAAAGTTTACGGTGCGAAATTAGGGGGATTAAAAGCCTTTTTCAAACCGCGTTTTCATCATGGAGACTTTAAAGGATTGCCATGACGCTTTAAAATGTCATCATGCGGAGCGCGTTTTTTTTCGCTCCTTTTCCTTATCAATTTTGCACGTAAAAAAGGAGGTAATATGGCCGAACTTACAAACGAGCAGAAAAAGGCATGGGCGAAAACGCTCTACACCCGCGAAACGCTCACGCAGGCGGAAATAGCCGAGCGTGTGGGGGTTTCACGGGTGACTGTGAACAACTGGATAGGCAAAGGAAACTGGGAGCAGCTGAAGGCTTCCATAACCATCACACGGGAGGAGCAGCTGAAGAACCTGTACCGGCAGCTGGCGGAACTCAACAACGCCATCATGGGAAAGCCGGAAGGGGAACGGTTCCCGAACGCCGCGGAAGCGGACACCATTTCCAAACTGTCGAACGCCATCAAGAAACTGGAAACAGAAGTGGGGCTGGCGGACATCATCTCCGTGTTCTCCGACCTGCTCAAATGGGTGCGGACCTACGATTCCACGCAGGCGAAGGAGATCACCCCGCTTCTGGACGCGTTTGTCAAATCAAAATTATCCTGACATGGCAAAGAAAAGACTCACACCCCAGGACAGGATCGCACTGGACAACTGGAACGAGCTGGTGGCATCCGTGCGCGAACATTCGGACATCAACCCCACGGACACGGAAACGGAAATCAGGCAGAGGCGGGAAAGACTGGAGAAGAACGACGAGGAGTGGTTCAAATACTACTTCGCCATGTATTGCACCTGCGAGTCCGCCGCCTTCCACAAAAAAGCCACCGGGCGGCTGATGAGGAACAACCGCTGGTACGAGGTAAGGGCCTGGTCACGCGAGCTGGCGAAATCCGCACGCTCCATGATGGAGATATCCAAACTGGCACTGACAAAAAAGATACGCAACGTGCTGCTGATCTCCAACTCGGCAGACAATGCGGAAAGGCTACTGCTGCCGTTCATGGCGAACTTCGAGGAGAACCAGCGGATCATACAGGACTACGGACAGCAGAAAAAACCGGGAGCGTGGGAAACCGGGGAGTTCACCTGCATGTCCGGATGCTCCTTCCGCGCCATCGGAGCCGGGCAGTCACCGCGCGGTACGCGTAACAAGAACTTCCGGCCGGACTTCATTCTGGTGGACGATATAGACACCGACGAGGAGTGCCGGAATCCGGAACGGATCAAAACCAAATGGAAATGGCTGGAGGAGGCGCTGATACCGACCATGTCCGTATCGGGAAACTACCGCATCCTGTTCAACGGGAACATCATCGCGCCGGACTGCTGCATCAAAAGGGCCATCGAAAAGGCAACCGAACTGAAGGCGAAAGGAATCGGGCACGTGGATATCATCAACATCCGGGGAAAGGACGGGCTGTCCGTATGGCCCGAAAAGAACTCCGAGGAGGATATAGACCTCTTCCTCTCACTGGTCAGCGCGGCGGCGGCACAGAAAGAGTTCTTCAACAACCCGGTGGTGGACGGCGGCGTGTTCGCGGAAATCACCTACGGGAAAGTGCCGGCACTTTCCAAGTTCAAGTTCCTGGTGATATACGGGGACCCCGCACCGGGAGAGAACAAGACGAAAAAAAGTTCCACCAAAACGGTGTGCCTGCTCGGGAAACTCGCGGGAAGGCTTTATCTGATAAAAACGTTCCTGGACAGGGGGCTGAACGCGGAATTTGTAGAGTGGTACATCAAGCTGCTGGAGTTCGTGGGCGGGAAAACCACCGTATACTGTTACATGGAGAACAACAAATTACAGGATCCTTTTTTCCAGCAGGTATTCCAGCCCATCGTGCGGCGGATACGCAGGGAAAGGAAAATATCACTGTACATCGCCGGGGACGAGGAGAAGAAGACCGACAAGGCCACACGTATCGAGGCGAACCTGGAACCGCTCAACCGGGAGGGGAACCTGGTACTCAACGAGGCCGAAAAGGACAACCCGCACATGAAACGGATGGCGGAACAGTTCAAGCTGTTCAACCTGCAACTGACCTATCCGGCAGACGGACCCGACTGCGTGGAGGGGGGAAACAGAATTATAGACCGCAAGGCCAGACAGTCGGAAAAGCCCGTCATTGTCACAAGGAAAAGCACGCGGTCACAAAACAAGTACAGAGTGTAAACTTCAATACCTATCATTATGAGCAAATTTATCGAACTTTCAGACTACGACGCGAGCATACACCGCGAGATTCTGGACGCACTGACAAGGGAGGACGACGCCGTCGTGGAGATATGCGAGGACCGCGCCGTCGCCGAGATGCGCTGCTACCTTTCCAGACGTTACGACTGTGACAAAATATTCACGGCAACCGGTGACAAACGCAACCAGCTTGTCCTGATGATGGCCATCGACATAGCCGTGTACCACATCTTCTGCATACATAACCCGAGGAACCTGTCACCGCTGCGGAAGGAACGCCACGAAAGGGCGGTCGAATGGCTGAAAGCCGTGGCGGCCGAGGAGATATCGGTGGACGGCCTGCCCCTGCTGTCCGAAGAGACGAGGGCGGCAAAATCAAATTTCCTTATCAAAAGCAACCGTAAACGTGTAAACCATTGGTAATATGAACAAAAGAAAGAAAGGGGCCGGAAAGATAACCCAAAGCGGGAACCTGCCGAGGCCCGGGCAGAAAGGACCCGCAACCATCATACTGACACAGCCCAGAAGGTTCGGTATAGACATAGCGGACTACATGCTCGCGGTAAGGGCTTTCGAGAATGTGGACTACTCCAGACGCTTCAGGCTGTACGACCTGTTCAGCGACATACTCATGGACACGCACCTGACAAGTGTCATAGAGAAACGGAAGAATGCCGCACTGGCATCTTCCATAGAATTCCGCAGGAACGGGAAGCCGGACGAGAAGGTGAACAAGCAGATCAGGTCCCCATGGTTCCGGAAGTTCATAGGGGACATCCTGGACGCCAAATTCTGGGGGTTCTCACTCGTGCAGTTCTACCGCAAGGGGGAATGGGTGAACTACGACCTGATACCGCGCAAACACGTCGATCCCGTGCGCAGGCTCATACTGCGGCACCAGACGGACACCACCGGGACGTCCTGGGACGAGTACCCCGACCTGTTGTTCATCGGTTCACCCGACGATCCCGGACTGCTGGTGAAAGCAGCCATCTGGGTGATATACAAACGTAACGACGTGGCGGACTGGGCACAGTTCGCGGAAGTGTTCGGAGCGCCCATCAGGGAGTACACGTATCCCACGGATGACGACGAGGCAC